ACATAATCACTTGACAAACATATTAACATTTGTTAATATAGCAGTATGATTATAGGTGTATGTGGTTTAATTGGTTCAGGCAAAGACACTGTAGCAGACTGTCTCGTCGAATCGCACGGCTTTCAAAAACTTTCATTCGCAGACTCGCTCAAAGATGGTGTAGCGGCCATGTTTGACTGGCCTAGACATCTGCTTGAAGGTGACACAGAAGAATCAAGAACGTGGCGCGAACAGGAAGATGCGTTCTGGACTGAAGAGGTAGGCTATACCATCACTCCTCGATTTGTGCTTCAAAAAGTAGGCACAGAGTGTATGAGACAGGGCTTGTTTGATGGTATCTGGGTATCACGCACCAAGCAGATTATTCAACAGCACCCTGAACAGAATTTTGTAATACCCGACGTGCGCTTTCCAAACGAGATTGATATGATACAGAGTCAAGGCGGTTTAGTTTGGCGAGTTCAGAGAGGCGAATTACCCGAATGGGCCGAAGAATTAGTAAACAATAACATAGAGCCCGAAGCTGTTCATCCTTCAGAATGGGCGTGGATGCGAAGCACGTTGGATTACAAAATTGCCAACGACGGAACTCTAGACGATCTTAAAAATCAGGTGTCAAATCTCCTTGACGCCATTTAACACCTTCCTTCTGTAGAATCCTTTGGCAGTTAGCGCACACAGTTTTGAGATTAGAACGACGGCAGTTGTCTAGATCCCCGTCTATGTGATACACATTGAACTGCTCGGTGTGCTGCGAACGAAATCCGCACTTTTCACACGTATCTCTTTTTTCATATCCTTTCTGTTTCCACTTGGGAATGCCTGCGCCGGTTGTCCCTGCTCGCGCACACTTACCGCAACGCTTTCTGTAAAACGTCTTGCCATTTTTCTTGTAGTTTATCGCAGCGGGTCTAAAACCGCATTCGCACAATGGTCTCATACTGTATTTACAAGATACCTCACCTTTTTGGTGCCTTTTTTCCGGGCTAAAACCAGTAAAATTTTGGTTGAGCTGCTAAATACTGTCAACAGAGCTCTATGAGGAGAAACCAATGGCACTAGTATCACCAGGCGTAGAAGTAAGCGTAATTGACGAAAGCTTCTACACCCCAGCAGCAGCAGGAACAGTTCCAATGTTCTTTGTTGTATCTGCGGAAAACAAAACAAATTCATCAGGAACAGGAACAGCAAGAGGAACAACAAAAACCAACGCGGGTGTTCCATTCCTACTTACATCACAGAGAGATCTCGCAGACACATTTGGCGATCCTGTGTTCCAAACAGACAACAACAACAATCCGATCAACGGTGGCGAACTAAACGAATATGGTCTACAAGCTGCCTACTCAGTGCTTGGCGTAACTAACAGAGCATGGGTTACAAGAGCAGACATTGATCTTGCTCAGCTTGAACCTTCTTTTGCGCCGCCAGCAGCTGATCCAGAAAATGGTACTTTTTGGCTAGACGTGGGCGCTACTTCCTATGGTATTTTCCAGTGGAACGGCAATGTTTTAAGCGAGCCAAACGGCCAAACCTTTTCTCAGAGAACGCCAATCATAATTACTCGCTCTGATGACACAAAGCTAGGCACAGCCAGCAACGGCGTAGCAAGTGGTGTACCGGTTCCTAAAAACTCAATAGGTGCAGTTGGCGATTATGCTATACTTTTTACTACTCAGGTAGCAAAACTGTTTTTCAAAAGTGCAGGAAATACCGAAAAAGGTGTACAACCAGGCGACTGGGTACTAGTAGGCAGCGAACAGTGGATTGCAAGCTGGCCAACTGTGAGAGGCGGAGACCTTGCTACAGACGCGGGCGGCACTGTGTATGAAACAACTGGTAATCAGTTAACTATTAATGGTACCCCAGTAGACAGCAGTCAAACCACAGCAGAGGATCTACAAACCTATCTAAATGATACGCTTGATATTCCTGGTGTATTCTTCCTTGTGAACGAAGAAGATAGAATAGAAATCTACAGTGATGCTACAAGCGGAGAAGCTGGAGATTCTACACTAGGTGGTCCTGTTGTAATTGAAAACCCAGACGACGAACTAGGCCTTCCAGCTGGTACTTTTTATCCGCCAGCACTTGAAATTGCACCACATACAGAAGTACCTAGATTCAAAGTCACAGACGCTTCAGACCTTGATGCAGGAATTGCTGAGGACGTAAGTGCTAGACCTACAGGTTCTGTATGGCTCAAGACCACCGAACCAGGCGGCGGCGCCCGTTGGAGAATGAAGGTTTACAATTCTCAAACACAGCTTTGGGAAGAAATAGATTCGCCCTTGTTTGATTCAAATGCAGATGCACTATACAACCTAGATTTAATCGGTGGCGGCGCAAACATACCTAATGATGCTGTGTATGTAAAAACCAATGTAGCAGCAGATGCTTTGCCTTTGGCAACATTTAAGCTCTACAAGAGAAACGGTATTGCACCAACTACAGCAACAGGTGCTGTGTTTACAGACATCTCAGTCACAACTAATCTTACTGTAAGGGCAACACAGCCTGGTCAGGAAGGATTTACTGAAGGCAGCTTTGAAATCAGTTCTTCACTAGACGCAGACGACGTTGCAGGTCTTGTAAACAGTCTAGGTATCACAGGACTTACAGCTGCTGTTAGCAGTGACAGAATTACACTTCGTCATGCTACTGGCGGAGATATTCAGCTAGAAGTTACAGATGGCGACGGCCAAGCACTTAGTGACGTAGGTTTTACAACAGCAGTCGATAACGTTTACAACATGGATGGTTGGAATGTATTAGATAACTACCTCCAAGTTTCGTTATGGAAACCAACGGATTCAGAAGGCAATCGTTTTTACGTTCCGTCTGAAAACGAAGTAACAACATTAACTGCAGACGGTAGACTTTGGTACAGTTCTGTTGTAGACGAAGCAGATATCATGATTCACGATGGTAGCACTTGGGTAGGTTATCAAACTCAAACAAGTCCTTATACAGGTACAGATCCAAACGGTCCTATCGTTTCGGCTTCTCGTCCGACGTCTCAGAGCAACGGCGACGACCTAGTTACAGGTGATATTTGGATTGAAACTTCAGTTATAGATGACTATCCAGTGATTTATCGCTATGAGGCAGAGCTTCCAAATACTCGACCAGAGAATCGTTGGATACAGCTAGATGCAACAGATCAAACTTCTGAAAATGGCATACTGTTTGCAGATGCACGTTGGTCAACAGACGGCGGTGATGTTACTGAAGCAACATATCCTGAAGCACCTATATCAGAACTGCTTCTGTCGAACTTCTTAGATTTTGATGCTCCTGATCCAGCATTGTATCCAAGAGGCATGTTGCTGTTCAATCTTAGACGTTCTGGATTCAATGTAAAACGTTTCGTAAGAAACTACATTGATCCGCAGCTAGACAACCCTAGAGACGGCGATGTTTCAATGGAGAACTATTATCCACACCGTTGGGTAACAGAGTCAGCTAACCAAGCAGACGGATCAGGCAGCTTTGGAGCAAATGCACAGCGTAAGGTTGTAGTTCAAGCACTCCAAGCACTGCTAAATTCCAATGATGCTATCAGAGACAAAGAATCAAGAGCATTCAATCTAATGTCAACACCTGGTTATCCAGAGCTGATTGGCGAAATGATTACTCTTAACTTTGATAGAGATCTTAGTGCTTTTGTTATTGGCGATTCACCGGCAACACTTGAACCAAATGCAACGTCGCTGAATACATGGGCAACTAACCAAAGACTTGCTGTTGAAGATAATGACAATGGTCTTGTTTCAAGAGACGAGTATCTAGGTGTGTTTTATCCATGGGGATTCACTTCAGACAACTTTGGCAACAACGTAGTTGTTCCGCCAAGTCACATGATCACAAGAACTATTGTGCTAAGTGATCAGGTTTCATTCCCTTGGTTCGCTCCAGCTGGTATCAGAAGAGGTGGCATTACAAATGCAACTTCGACCGGCTTTATCGATCAAGAAGGCGAGTTTAACAGTATTGCGCTTAACGAAGGTCAGAGAGACGTTCTTTATGAAAACAACGTTAATCCAATTACCTTCCTATCAGGAGCAGGACTTGTTAACTATGGTCAGAAGACTAGAGCAAGAGGTTCAAGTGCCCTTGATAGAATCAATGTAGCACGTCTTGTGGTGTTCCTTAGAGGTCAGCTAAATCAACTTGCTAAGCCTTACATTTTCGAACAGAATGATAAGATCACAAGAGACGAAATCAAGCAGGCAACAGAAAGTCTACTGCTTGAGCTAGTTGGTCAGAGAGCACTGTTTGACTTCTTGGTAGTATGTGACGAAAGCAACAATACTCCATCAAGAATCGACAGAAACGAGCTTTATCTTGATATTGCTATTGAGCCTGTCAAAGCAGTTGAATTTATATACATTCCGCTGCGTTTGAAAAACACAGGAGAAATTGCTGGGCTAGGAT